TCACTCCCATTTTCCATCGCAATTAGTAGTGCTTTCTCCTCTTTTACAAGGAATGGGCGATACTTTACTGCTTTTTGCGATGATATAAGATTCAGTTCAAATGTAGGTGCTACGACCTTTGGTAAAGGCATAATAATTACTTCAGTGATTTATTTAGTAGGTTTTTAGAAGGCAAGTCCTCCATTAGATCCTGAGAATATCATCGTTTCAGCGAAATTTCCTGGTTCAGGTCCTCTTCCGTCTTTCTCGAACCTACCACTGAATGTTTCTTGGGTATCGTCAGTGGTGGTTGATTCTGCTGGAGGTCTATCAAACGGTTTGAGAGTACTACTCAATAATGTGGGTGTACCTCCTATACCAGGATTTCTTAGATTTTTAGGAGGATTGTCAGATATTGCAATTACACTACCTGCTCTAGATGTCCTATCAACAAAGAAATTATCAAATTTGAATACTATTGATGTTTTGATAAGTTGTGCATTACCATACGCTAGAGGTGCTGCTACAATATTAATTGGAAAAGCATTCTGCACATAGTATGTAATACTACTCGGTATTTGGGTAACTGGAAATACTTGTTGATCCTCTAATCTTTGATGTCTTCTAAAGGCATCATTACTAAACGCTGTAATTTCAATCTCACATTTATATTCATCAGGATACTTTAGTCTTCTATATGAATTTTTATCATTTCTACGTGATCTTGTGTTCCCTCCAAATGAACCATCACTAATTCTTGTAGGTGCAATGAATTCTAACCATGCATTGAATACATCATTAGTATAGTAATCTTTTTGTGAAAAGAATGTCAGAGTAAGATCTGTCATCTTTCTCATTACACCAACCTGTGTCATAATACCTTGTCTTAGACCAGGTATCTCTTGTGCTTGAATTGATGAACCTGGTAATACTGCTTCTGAGCAAAAAAGTCTAAGGTAATCTCCTATATCTTCATCTGCGTTAAGATCGTAAAATCCATGCTGATTTATGAATGCAAGCAAATTCCTTGCACTTCTGAAGTTTATGTAAACATCATATGAATTATTATATGCAGGTACAATATTCCCAAATTTTGAGTCAGTCTTATGCAACATCTCCGTAGGGAGATGATGTTTCTGTCTCATCAGTACATCTGCTAATCTTGCCATCTAAATAATTGTGTGATTTATTGAGAAAATGTCTTATAAAGGCAAATTCAGACCATCAAAACCTAAGAAATATAAAGGTGATCCCACTAATATAGTATATAGGTCACTTTGGGAACTAAAATTCATGAGGTATTGTGACAGTAATACCAATATTGTCAAATGGTCTAGTGAAGAAATCGTAATTCCGTATAGATCACCCATCGACAATCGTTTTCATAGGTATTTTCCTGATTTCTACTTGAAATACAAAGATAATACAGGGAAGATGATAGAGAAGGTGGTTGAAATCAAACCTGCCAAGCAAGTGCAAGAACCAAAGGTACAAAAAAGAAAAACTAAAAAGTATGTGACCGAGGTGGTGACATATGCCAAGAATCAAGCAAAATGGATGGCAGCAGAAGAGTTTTGCAAGGATAGAAAGTGGGAATTTCAAATACTAACGGAGAAAGAACTTGGAGTTTAGTAATGTATTTCCAACATCTGAGTCAGTAGGAAGTCCACAACCAGGTAGACTTATGCTGTTCCAATATAGTGCAAAGTATGCCACATCACTCCCTTTCTACGATAGAAATCCGTTATCTTATATTGTCGGAGTAGAAAGCAAAGCATTTTACGGTGTCAATCTACATTACACCCAACCTCAAAATAGAGCAGCAGTCTTGAGATTCATAGATGCAGGTAATGACTTTACTAAGTTATCTGGATATAATAAATACCTCAGATCATACGTGAGAGGAACATTTCTTGCCCTTAGTCTTACTGACATGGAAAAAGCGGTTGAAATGGGACTAGAAGACTTTGTACGTAATTTGGGGGGTGTCAATATCAGTATTGACCCTAATCTAACAAATTTTTATAGAAGATGAATACACCAGGAGATATTAAAAGTTCTGCATATGGAGTAAACGGTCCTATGACCGAAACTTTTCATTATAAAATTGATGGCAAAAAAATTCATGAGACCTTAGACATCAACATGAATAGTCCCACATATGGTCATACAATTAGTGTAAAAACCAAAGTTGATGGCAAGTTGGTGGAAGTTAGTCCAAATAGTGAATTAGGAAAATTAATAGAAGCAGATGAAAATGGTGCTAGACAGAATTCATATCTAAATGAGATGCAATATATTGCTGGTAAAGCAGAAAAATCTGGAAAGGGAAATGCTCATAATATAGCATTGAAAAATTCTAATATGTATCAGATTGCAAATGGTGATAAACCATATAACGTAGAGTTACCTGCTGTAGAATATGTTATTGAACCAAGTGAAGTTGAAAGCAATCAAAAAGATGATGATACAACATCAGATCCGATCCCTAGAAGATCAGAAGAAAAGAAATTTGTTGGAGTAATGCAATATCCAGCAAGTGCACATTATTCTTCAAGAGGAAGACCTGCACAAGATCATATGAAGATTGATATGTTCCAGTACAAGGCACCTCAAAAAGAATATTTGAAAGGTTATTTTGAGGATGATAATGCTGATGCAGCAGCAGTGGATCAAGCGGAGCAGCAGAGACAACAAAATTCAACTTTTTCAAATATTGTTACACAAGGATTGGAAAGAGGAAGTAATATCAAGAAATATTTGGGCACTGTAAAAATGCCAATCCCAAATCAACTTTCAACTGCAAATGGTGTAAGTTGGGGTGAAGGTAGAGCAAATGCATTTGAAGCAGCATCATTTATGGGTGCTTTTAGTGGTATAAGAAATCTTATGTCTGGAGATGCTAGTATTGGAGATCTAATATCCAACGCTGCTGGAACAGTGAAAAACCTCGGTAAAGATTTTCTTGGTGGATTAGCACCTGATGCAAACACATTATTAGCGAGTGCAGCAGCAAGAGCAGCATTAGCATCAATCAATATAAACACTGACCCTAATCAATTTGTTACCAGAGCAACAGGAAAAGCAATAAATCCTAACTTGGAATTATTATTTGCAGGTCCTAAACTTAGATCTTTTCAATTCACATTTCAATTTGCTCCACAAAACATAGAAGATGCTGCTGTAACCAGAAGAATTATGAGATTCTTCAAACAGGGCATGCTTCCAAGTAGAGCAACAAGTAGTGACTTATTCCTCGTGTCACCAAATATATTCAGACTTGCATTCATGAATGGTCAAGATAAAATAAGATCCTTGAACTCATTCAAATTATGTGCTTTGACAACTTGTCAGATAAACTTCACACCTGATGGTGTTTATCAGGCATATGATGACCCATCAGTTATATCACAACCTGTCAGATCACAAATGACACTAGGTTTTACTGAATTGACTCCAATATTTCATGATGACTATGACTTCACGGAGGGTGCGAGGGCATCTATCCTTGATTTACAAAGAACTGTTGCAGAGGACGGACCTCTCAATCAGGAGAATTTCACTGACACAACCGTACAATCATCTGACGACATAGGATACTAATGGCATACTTCGATCAATTTCCAAATATTTTAGTTCCTTCATATCATAATGATAGAACTTCCAGCAATGATTTTGTCACTGCTAAAAATATATTCAAAAGGGGTAAGATAAGAGACGACTTCTTTGAAAATGCTACTGCTTTTTCAAAATATAGCATTCAGGGTGATGACAGACCCGATAATGTGGCACAAGAGTTATATGATGATGCAGACTTAGATTGGGTAGTACTACTATCAAATAATATTATAAGTGTAAGAGATGAATGGCCAATGAATGGAAATGACTTCAATGTTTATCTCAATGACAAATATACAGCAGAAAGATTAGCATCTATAAAACACTATGAAACTAAGGAGATAAGAGATAGTGATAATAAGATAATTTTAGAATCTGGTCAAATAGTTGATTCAGATTTTGTTTTCCATTATTCCGAGTTTGGTCTGAATGAGAGTAAATCAGGTTCTTTTGTATTAGATTCAGTATCTCATTATGATTTTGAAGTTAGAAAAAATGACAAAAAACGGAATATATTTACGCTAAGAAGAGAATATCTAGATATTATTATGAATGATATGAAGGAAATTATGACATATACTGATTCTTCTCAATTCATTAACAAGAGACTCAAGAAAGGAGATAATCTAAGAATATTGTCACCCAGATAAATGATGTGGGTTCCTTTGATTATGAGGAACGTCAAAAACTAAAGAAACTCTATCTACCTCGCCCACGTTTATCGCTGAGTGAGGTATCTTATTATAGAACCAGAAAAATGTACCAGGTTCTACTATCATTTTCTCTTCACCCACTGTATACTCATATGTCCCCGCTAAAGATAAATGATATCTGTCTTTGTCTTGGTAATATAAACCCCTATCAATATGTGAATTGACTTTGTTGCCAGGTTTCAGTCTGAAGAATGCTGCTCTACCCGTTTCTGTAATATTCCACTCTTTCCAAAATTCTTGTACAGATGTGTAGTTTTGATATAATTGTGTTCTACCCTGCCTATCCACATCATGTGGATCTTCGCCTCTTCTTACTTTTGCCATAATAAGTGGTAAAAACCCATATGGGTTAGTATCGCCACCTAGACCTTTTTGCCTAGAAACCCAATTCCAGTCATTTTCGGTAATTTGGTCTAAAAAGGGTTTTGGGTCTATACCTGTTTTTATTATTTTTATGTTCATAAAAAACTTAAGGGGCAAAAAAATGGCGGAGTTTTTTTCCGCCATTTCTGTAATTCAAAAGTCGATTTTGGTACAGGATTACTCCTCTGCTAACTTTTGAAAGTATGATAGTGCATCATCATCACCTGCACCTGCACCTGCTCCGACTGGGGCAGTGACTGTCTCAAGTGATACTGGTTCAACAGTCTCTTCTTCCTGTCTTACCTCTGGTGCAACACGGGTCTGCTTGTTGTTCAATACAGAATCTAAACGTGTTTGTAGATCTGTGAATGATTTGAACTGATCAGCATTGGTGAACTCAGTAAGTGCATACTGCTTCTTCCATACTGCTTCAAGTGCATCGTCATCATCTAGTAATGCTGATGTTGCAGCAAACTCAGAACTGTCATAGTTTCTGTAACCTGCTACGTTCTTTGCTTTCAACTTGAAGTTAGCACCTTTCCAGAAATCGAATGGATCGATTGCTTCCTCGTCCTCAAACTCAGGTTGCATTGCTGCTGTGAGTTTGTCAAAGATTTTCTTACCAAACTTGTATAAGAATACCTTACCCTCGTTATGAGGATTAGCAGGGTCTTTTACAACATAAATGTTGCTGATATATGTAAGTTTTCTCTTCTGCTTACGTGCAAGATCTTTGTCTGCGTCAATACCACTGTTCCATAACAGTCTATTATATTCTGATACAGGGTCTTTCTGTCCTAATGTAGTGAGACTATTCTCAATGTACCATCCACCAGGTCCTTGAAATGCATGTGAATAGAGTTTTGCCCAAGGTAGTTCTTCACCATCAGGTGCAGGTAGGAATCTGATTACAGCGTAACCATTACCTGCTTTATCGACCTCTAACTTCCATAGTCTTTCATCTGCACCACCTGTGGTGCCTTTATTCATCTTTTCGATTTCGTTGGTCAGTTTGGAAGTAAGACTGCCAAGTTTAGATTGTTTCTTTAGATTTGCGAATGTCATAAGTTTGATTCGTTGGATTCGTCGGATTGAGTAGATTACGGGATTGATCCCTTGCATATACAAAGGTTATTATAAACAACTATTTATATGTTGTCAACTGTATTGTCACCTTCTTCACACTTAGATTTGTATGCCCATTCTGTAGTGTGACCTACAGACCATTTGTCAGAATTTTCAACCATATAATTTTGTGAACACACCTCAAAATCAGGAGGTATAGTTTTATCTGCAATCAAACTTTGATCCTTCCATATGATTCTATTGTTAGGTTGCAATGCAAACTGTCCATTATCTAATGCAATAAGATTGAATGACTTATGTTCTGGATCGTCTTGACTATAGTTTGTATTGAGTGTTGATGATTGAGCATGACAATTATCAATCGTCAAACAATATTGTCCTTTGTGCATCTGTCTATCCTTACCAAAGAACTCACAACGATTGAGTAATGGTTTCTCTATGACAGTAAGATCATAATCAAAGCAATCCCATATCTGTAGATGATCAAGGGGTAATTGATTATCAACATCATAGTCTTTCTTCCATACAAAAGCACTGATTGGTAACTTATCAAAAAGTGCACCATAATCATAGAGAAGTGTCTCAAAGTATAATGCCTTGTGCATCACACTCTTGACTGAAATCCATGTGCCTGGTACTATCTCACCATGACCTTTCTGATGATCATACAAGAATTCTTTTTTCACATACACCGAGTACGGTGGTAAATTATGAACCAAAAATGACATTATCTTTTTAGATTTTTTTGTACTTGATTGAGTGTGGTTTTCATGTTAGAAAAGATTGTGCTTAGATCTGCATCACCAAAACCTAATTGATTAGATCCTCTCTCTAATTGTTTCTTCATCTCAAGTGCCTGTGGATCATCAGATAACTTTATCCTTGCCCACATAATCTCTTGCTTCTCAAGTAATTCTTTTATAGTTTCTATATGCTCCCACTTTGCTTCGTCACTCATCTTTGGAAACTCTAAGATCACTGAATACAATTCCTTTTGGATGTCCATGATCTCTTGCATCTCGTCTCTGATGATAGGAGAATCAAAAAATTTACTCATTTCTTTTCCTCACTACTGACAACATGTGTTTCTTGTATTTGTCTTTGTCGATATTTAGAAATGGAAGATACTTCCTTATCTTCATAGAGATAGTTTTCCATACAGGATCTTTGAGGTTCTTATCGTAGTCATCACAAAAAGAAAATAACTTTTCGTAGATGCACATTTGTTCTACAGATATTCTACCACCTAAATGTTCTTTTAGCAATGGTGGATGTCCTTTTGATGGATTGAATAATGTATCGAGATCATACTCATCCATCATGTCCTCTGACTGTTGTTTGAAATCATAGAACATGCTTTGCTGTCTCTTCTGCCATTGTTTATAGACACCCTCACCTGATCGTATAATATTTCCTATCCACAATCCTTGTGGATTATCTGTCGCTACAAAATTAGCGAGAAAGAAATCACAGACCTCTTCATCGCTATATTTTCTTGATGTTTTCTCAAACCAGTATCTATCTTTTCGCTTATAGAATGCGTCTATCTTTGCTCTCGATTGACCACCATACTTATGGTAGTCATACTTTTCTTTTGTAAAATGATTTTTGTATGCCAGATATTGTTTGTAAGTATCAAAGGGGGTCATGACAAGATGCATAATTCAAATAGCAAATCGGGCGAGTGATGTTTTTTTTAGGTAGTTTAGTTCAGTTGCATTACATTTCAACTTCTCTTTCAATGGTTTTGATATCAGTTTTGATACATTCTCTATCTCTATATTATTCTCCTCACAGTAATGACAGATTGCCTCTATGTAATCCATTTCATTGTTATGCTTGACAAGCATCTCAATATCATTAGAGAATTTATCTTGACAAAGAAAATTCTTTTTCAAAAGTTCTCTCCTCGCTTGTTTGGATTCAGATGGCACTAAGTTTGTCCTCCACAAATTTTTCAATGTACTTTACCAATAGTCTCATATACTTCATTTTATCATACTCTTCGTAGACTGTCACCTCTCCGTTCTCACATGTCATAAGAATGACAA